ATGGAAGAAATGCACTTTGTTTACATCAATGCGAATGCGCGCATTGGTGCCCATTCAATAAGCAGTGTTAGCCACAGCGATAACCACATTCAGGGTATATGCCAATCAGCCCATTCAATAAGAACGTTTCGTAAAGATAGAATACTTCAAGAATGCACATCTGCTGATGAAGCACAGCAAGCCTGTCAGTCCTTCCTACCAGAAAATTACATCCATCTAACCAAGGCGACCAAGCCCAAAACCCTAACTTTTGACGTCTGTTTTACAGGTTTCAAAAAGGCAGATAAAGAGCGTTTGATTGAAGTTGCCGAGGCGCACAGCATGACAGTGAGAAGTTCCGTTACTCAAAATCTGCAGATGCTCTGTTGCGGATACAATGCCGGTCCTTCCAAAGTAAATGCTGCACGCATGAAGGGTACGATCATCATTGATGAAGAAAGTTTTGTGCATTTTATAGAAACGGGTGAAATTCCTGACGCATAAAAAACCTGCCGCAGCAGGTTCTTGTTTTAAAAATTCATGTGCCCTTGACCACCCGGTGTAGGGTGCGGCGGGGCATTATTGATTATTGTCGGGGTAACGATAAATCGTACAACCGTTTCATGGGTGACAAATGTACTGCCGCAATTAATGTTCTGGCACTGGCAGTAACGCTCCTTCGTGCTATCAGTAACCTGAAAGCTGCTCCGGGTGTGCGCCGCATGTCCACACTTTGGGCAATTCATCATTTTTTATTCTCCGCCACCATTAAAATCTCAATAATGATACACAAAGAATCAATATTGAGAACTTATTTATTCCATTTCTAAATCATCAATCTTTACTTCAAGCTCCATGCTGGTCGTAAATCCATTACCCGGGCTGACAGAATGCGTCAGGGTGGTAATGGTCCATTCTGCATCATCAATCTGCTTTTTGAACCCCTGCACCTTTACCGGCATTTCCGTATAGAGATCTGCGCGCCCTTCTGCCAGCTGCATAGAGAATGAGGCCACACCACGCTGCAGGCGCTCCCATTGCATTTTTGCGGCCCGTTCCGCGTTGCTGCGGTTCGCATAGGTCCGACTGAGTACCAGCACGTTTTCATCCGTACCGACGAGGTAATCTCCCTGTTTCTCCTCCGCCGTTTTTGTCGTTGTAGTTTTCCGCTTCCGCTTTACCTTTACCGCTTCTTTTTTTACCGGTTCCCGCGTATGCAACCAACTGGCAATAACACCGGTATAGGCACCACGATCAGCAAGGGTGAACCGATGACCGTCACCATCTTTGCGGGTAATAGTAACAACCGGCAGCGCCTTGCCGCTGGCTGTTTTGCCCTGGCCCTGGCGGAGAAACAGCAGATTGCCATCTTTCACGGACGCAATGGCGCCATACTGGCGCGCCAGCCGCATCAGGAAACTGGCGTCACTCTCATTGGTCTGGTCGATGTGATCGACGGCTTTGTCGGTCATGTCTTTACCCAGCGCCATTTTCAGGTTGTGGCGCCCGGCTATCTCCTTAACGACTTCCCCCACGGTAGTCTGGTGCCATGACTTTTCACGCCGGGTATTCAGGGTTTCCCGGAAGTCAGCGCTGCGGGCACGGATGGTCAGACGGTCAGGCGCGCCGCTGTGCTCAATCTCATCAACGGTATACCCCCCCTTTGGAAACAATGGCTGCCCTTTCCAGCCCAATGCTACCGTTATCACCGCCCCACGGCGCGGCAGCACAATCAGGCCGTCCGCGTCGTCCAGCTCCAGATCAAGCTGGTCAGCCTCAAATCCCCGGTTATCGGTCAGGGTCAGGCTCATAAGGCGCTTATCCAGCACCGTTGTAATATCCTTTCCCTCAATCGTGACGCTGAATGCAGGCGTTTTGCTGCCGGTATTCAGCAGCGCTGAATCTAAATTCATGACAGCAGCCCTCCCACTGTTCCGCTGATACTGCCAATCGCTGACGTTGCCGAATCCTGCAGGATGCCTAGTTGATCGCTCAGGCTGCCAAACATTTCAGACAGTGATTCATCCACCCTTTTCAGCGACAATGAAAACTCAATCCGGCGCGGCATCCCATCACGGAAAAACTCTGCTTTCGTCTGGTTCAGCCCCTCAATCACGTACATGCCATAAATCGTGCCACTGCCCTCGATCAGGGGCCACGCCTTGCCCAGCTCCGCCATCTGTTCCAGCGCCAGCATAGACAGCCTGCCGCCGGTAATTTCTGGCAACAGCACCCCGGATAGCGTCAGCGTGTCATTATCCGGCCCCAGAAATTGCGTGGTGGCGCGGCGGTTTACGCGGCTGTTTGTCGCATGGCGCCAGCTGCGCTGATACTGCAGCTCCTGATAAGGGACCGTGCGCAGCTCGAAAACAAATAATCCCAGCACCATCATCATGAGTCATAGCCCCCCTGATCGCTGTAGTTACTCCGGGCCTTCGCCCTGATCCGGCGGTCACGCTCATCGAGCTGCCGCGCCACCTCTCGCGCAATATCCTGCGCATTCTGTCCTGGCTGCGCCTGGATAATAATCTGCGTGGGGGCGTCCACATTGATAACCGGCTGCACGCTGGCGCCCTGGCCCATCATTGCGCCGCCTGATTTTACCGGCAGGCTAAATGGATGTAGCGGGGCCGCATCAACCGGCGCCGCAGCGGCCCCCATCATTCCTGCCACCACCGAGGCCAGCGCCGCTGTGCGTCGCCTGCTGGTCACATTTACCGGGCCGTTTACAATCTCCGGCCCGTTCTCCCCCACAATGCCAAACTGCCCGCGAGGAATGTTTCCGCCGGTATCATACATCCCCGCGTAAGCCGGGAACCCGCCTGTCGGTAACATCACACTGCCGTTACCGCTTACCGTGGCTGGCGTCTGATTTGGCAACCTGGCGCTGGCGGCCTCCTTATTGACCAGGCCCAGTTTTTCCAGCAACCAGACCACGCCTGATTTCAGAGACTCCAGCGGATGCAGCGCCATGTTCAGCCCTTCCGCCAGCATTTCACCGAACAAACGCCCCATTGATGCCGCACTCTGCAACTCTGCCGCCGTCGATTTGACCGGCGTCAGCAAATTAGTAAACCAGCCCCACAACTCCCGGACCTTATCCCCTACCCATTGAAAAATGGGCATTAACGGGGCAAAAGCTGACAGGATAGGCGCTGCCGCCGCTTTGAACCCCTCTACTACTCCGCCCAGAAAGGCGCTGATAGGCTGCCAGTATTTCCAGACCACCAGTGCCACCCCAGCCAGCGCCGCTACAACAAGACCGATCGGACTCAGCAACGCCCCAAGCAAACTCCCCACGGTGAACAGCGCCACGCGCAGCACTGCCAGCGGACCAGAAGCCAGTAAACGTAGCACCCCGCCCGTGCGGGTCGCTGCTGCTGCGGTGGAAGGTAAAACCTTAACCGACAGCATCGACAGCGCGAACCGGATCACCGCAATCGGCCCCAGCACTGCAGCCACCGCCACCGCCAGAGTACCCAGCCCGACTGTGATCGCCGCCGTCGCCGCTGCCACTTTCATCAGCGCGCCAGCCAGTACGGGATTCTGCTCAACCCAGCGCCGAAGCGCCCCGGTCACGCCTTTAACCATGCTCATGATATCCATCAGCGGCTGGCGCAGCGTTTCCCCCAGGCTACTGAAAGCGTTCTGCGCGCCCGTCTTAACCAGCAACCACTGCGCAGACAATGAATCCTTGTTGATGTCGGATTCTTTCTGCATGGAGCCATTAGCATCGCTGCCTGCAGTGAGTTTCAGCTGGCGCTGCAGCTCCGGCAGGTTGTTTGCCAGTTTTGCGGCATCATCGCCAAACTCTTTGCCAAAAATCATCGTCATTGCAGACAGGCGCTTATCCTGCGGCAGCTTGTTGACCTTCTCCAGTACGCGCTGAATAGTGCCCATGGCATCCGTGGTCATCTGCTTTTCAATCTCTTCTGGATTGAGTTTCAGCAGGTCCATACCTTCAAAAAAGCGTTTGCTTTGCATGGTGGCAATGGAAAGTTCACGCACCATGGCATTTGAAGCACTGGCGGCAATTTCAGGTGCCGCGCCCAGAGAAAGGAAGGTTGAACCCAGCGCCGCCGCTTTGCGGAAGTCGAGGCGGTCAGCCACGCCGCCCATGCGCTGCAGGACGTTGATAATATCCCCGCCCTTTGACATGGCATTATCGTCCAGGTAGTTCAGCGCATCGCCCAGCTGCTCAATATTGCGCGTCGGTACTTTATACAGCTGCGCAATTTTCCCTAACCCCTCCGCCAGCTCATCTGCAGGCAGTTCAAAAGCGGTTGCTGCTTTCGCTGCAGTTGAGGCAAAGGCCAGTAAATCGCGCTTCTGGTCCTCAAAGGGATCATCCTGATTGGTCACGCCCATGCGGGCGCCACCCTCAACCAGTGCCGCGTAGTCAATCGCTCCGTTCTCCATCGGCAGCTGCTCACTGGCAGCTTTGATGGCATCCTGCATTTCATAAAATTGCTTTGTGCGGTTGCCGTTGTCGTCACGCAGTCCGTTAACCTGTTTTGCCACACCTTTCATGGCATCTTCCATGCTGGCGTAACTCCTGACCGCAGCCACAACCGGCGCCCCCATCGCAGCACCGGCGGCTGCCGTAGTCGCCCCGGCGCCCGCAATGCGATCACGGACCTCAAGACGGCGTGAATACTGCTCACGGACAGCATTGATCCGCGCCTGCTGTTCACCCAGGCGTTTGAGTGATTTCTGCTGTCGGTCAAGCGCCTGCCTGGTTTCATCGGCATTCTGCCGCAGCACGCGCTGGGCGGAACTCAGGTTTTTAGTGTTGATACCTGCAGCACTTAATTCATCGCGTTGCCGCTGGGCTGACTGCCGCAGCCCGTCGAAGGTATCTTTTAGCTGGCTGGCCCGGCGTTTTGCCTGCTCCAGCTCCTTCGCCTGTTTTTTCGTGGGATTGCTGGCTGCAGCAAACGCATTCGCCAGTTCAGACACTTTCTGACGCGCAGCTGTAAGATCGTTTTTTGCTCCCTCAAGCTGGGTGCGAACCTTGCGGAATCCGTCGATACGGGTGGCCTGTGAATCAAACGCTTTAAGGCTGGCACGGCTTTGCTGGATTGCGGCTGCCAGCTCCTTAGAGCTGGCCTGCGCAGAACGGAATGGGCGGGTGAGTTTATCCACCGCGTTCAGAATGACCTGCAGGCGCAGGTTGTTATCGCTCATCGCTGGCTCCGCTTCTCTGTATCGCTTTATACCGCCATTCCAGCACTTCGGTCAGCGGCATAACGTCAGTGACAGAGGGCGGCCAGTGAAAAATGGTGGCAATATCTGCCACCAAATCATCTACCGTCAGGCTGTCGGTAAACCGGCAAGTACCGACTTCTTCAACAAAAAAGTGACCACCTCTACCGACAGCGAGGTGAGATCGGCGGGGTCCAGTTCTGCCATTTCCTGTGCGGTCAGCGTCGGAGTGGAGATACGCGGGATCACTGTCATCATAGCCCCCACGTCCATATCCATAATGGCCTGCAGGCGGGTGCCGCGCAGCGCACCGGACTGAGGTTTACGCAGCACAATTTCGGTAATTTGGGTTTTACCGCGCATGATGGGCGTATCCAGTTGTACGGTTTTTTCAGTCAGCTTATTGCTCATGTTCGTTTCCTGTTAATCAGATACTGGCGCGGATCACCGCGCCGTTAAGTTAAATCAGAGGCCAATGGCGTTGCGGTGCGCTTCCATCAGGTCCACGCCGTCAACAATTTCAATCATGTTGACCAGATCAACCTCATAGAGCACCTCACCGTTAATGGTCAGCTTCGCGTAGCTGTTGGTGCTGCTGACTTTGGTGGTGCTGCTCTCGCCTGTTTTCCACTCGCCGGAATCCACTTCTTTGTGACGCCCACGCACAACCAGCTCAACGGCCTGCACTTCGCCGGTATCGTCTCGCTGAATGGAGCCGGTGAAACGCAGCTGGATGCCGTCAACAGTGGCCTTGCCCATCTGCCTGAATAACAGCAATTCGGTGCCGCCAATTGAGAATTCCGTATCCAGTGCACCGTCATCCAGCCCCATATCCACATCCACCGCGCCCGGCATACCGCCGCCGCGATACTTCTCAAACTTGCGAGTGAATTTCGGCAGGGTCAGGGACTCAACGATCCCCTGCCAGTTGTTCCCGTCGTTGAACAGGTTCAGGTGTTTTAACTTGCGTGGTAATGCCATGTATCCCCCTTATGCACTGACACGGCTGGCAAAATCGACCAGGTAGCGATCGGTGATGCGCTGGCGCAGCATCAGATTTTCAAGCGGCGGCACAGGCGTGTAATCGTAGTCGATGGTGAGTTTCCCGGCTTTCAGGGTGTCTTTATCGTTCACTGACTCATCCAGCCAGCAGTCAGCCCCGATGAGGTATCCCTGATTCACCAGACTGCGCATTTTGGCGCGGATACCTTCGATAATGTCGCGGGCCAGTGATGGATTCAGCGGCTTATCAACTGCCCACATATGCGCTTCCGCCATGGTGTCAGCCAGCACCTGCGCCGTGCGGGTGTAGTTTTCAAACTGGAACAGTGGATCGTCACTGAGGCAACGGGAACCCCAGAAGCGGAAGCCATCTTTACGAATCAGAGTGGTGATATCGTTCTGGTTAAGCAGCCCCGCATCCGTTGCCGGGTCCTGCAGATCCCAGGACACATCAGCGGACAGGCCAGTGACACCATTCACACCCACGTTCGAAAGGGTTTTGTGCCAGCCAGTCTGCTGGTCGATTTTGGCGCGCATACCCAGAGCGCGAGCAGTGGCAAAAGCCGCCGCATCCGCCTGTAGCACAGTGTCAAAGTTGATGAAGTCAGGCCAAATCAACATTCCTTCACGCTGGCTGAAATTCTCACGGTAGGTGATAGCCTCAGACACCGTTTTGCAGCCATAGGCGGAAAGGTAGGCAAACCCGCGCAGACTCTGCGCCACGCTAAGCAGTTCAGTGGAAACCGCCTGCGTATCATGGCCCGGCACACCGAGGATGCGTGGCTTAACGCCCAGCTGCGACTGCGCAGACAGCAGCGCTTTGATGCCCGTTTTTTTACCGTCTGCCGTGACGCCGCCGATAATATTGGCGGTGGTTTCTGCTTCGGTTTCACCCTGGGCCACGCGGATAACCACGGTGACAGGCTTAGCCTGATCTGCAATGGCATCCAGCGAGCGGGCCAGCGTGCCGGACTCGCCTGCTTTGCCGCTGGCGGTCAGCACATCCGTCAGAAGAACCGGCTTATTGAGGGGAAATACGGACGCATCAGCATCATCGCCGGTGCAGACCATGCCCACGATGGCGGTGCTCACCGTGGCAATTGTTCGGGTGCCTTCGTCGATTTCGACAACGCGCACGCCGTGGTGGTAATCCTGAGCCATAAGGCATTATCTCCGGTTGACAGGGATGCCTTATGTTCTGGTTGATACGCACACGGCGCACGTGTTTCTGCCTGTACCATCACTGACACAATAACAGGGTTTTCAGCCTGGCTGGCTGGCGGGAAATTTCTTATACAGCGTGGAAATACCCACATCGAAAAGCAGCGCCACGCGCTGACGTGTTTCACCTGCAGCCAGTAGCCGCCCGGCCTGCGCCCATTGTTCCGGCGACAACTTTGGACGGCGCCCGCCGATTCTCCCTTGCGCCCTTGCTGCAGCCAATCCCGCACGGGTTCTTTCCACAATCAGTTCACGTTCCATTTCAGCCAGGGCGCCCATGATGTGGAAAAAAAAGCGCCCCATGGGTGTCGAGGTATCAATGCTATCCGTCAAACTGCGGAAATTAACAGCCCGCTGCCGCAACTCCTCAACGAGAACCACCAGATGCCGCATACTGCGCCCAAGTCGATCAAGCTTCCAGACAACCAGCGTGTCCCCCGGCGACAGGGTTTTAAGCAGCTTTTTTAACCCTGGACGTTCTGACGTTTTACCGCTCATTTTATCTTCAAAAATCAGCTCACATCCTGACCGTTCCAGCGCATCACGCTGCAGCGCCGTGTTTTGCTCATTTGTTGATACACGCACATACCCAACCAGCAT